CCACCTTTACCCATAATACCTAGCTCTCTACGTTTACGAGAGAGTAGCTTTCTGTACTTCTTCTTTGCAGGAGTACTGTTAATCTTCTTTTGTTTCTTTTTCTGCTTCTCATAAGACTTCCTACCTTTAGCAGATTGGTAATATCTAGAAGTCTTGCCTGGCTTCTTAGCCCGTTTTGGAGCCATATAACCTCCGTTGAACTAATTCAGGGTCTACTTTAGGGAGGATTCTGTTGAGCTTATCCATTGGACTGCCCTCATAAGCAACGCCTGTTATGTCATTAGTCTTAAGCCAATCACAGGCTGCTTTTAAGTCTTGAGTAGTAGCCTCACCACTACGAACCCTTTTTAGGAATTCGTTAGTGACAAGGTTATGTAACTCATCAAACTTTTCTTCTTTGGCTTTTGCCATTATGTTAGTAGTTTTGATTTAACAATTTCCAATGCCTGATCATCTAGTTTGTTATCAGTTCTTTTTACGTAAGCTTCTAATAGGTCTACTACTAGCTTCTTTACTGAATCTGACTTCAAGAAGGCGAAAAGGATGGGCTTGATAATTAGGATCATTGTATTTATGGGTTAAGTTTAACGTCTGTCGAGTGTGCCACGTGTGGCTTTTGCTGAGAATTTCCCAGGAACCTTTGCTTCGACTTTAGGTTCTTTTTTTACTTCTTGTTTTGTGTCGTCGGACACTGATACTTCTGTTTCTGCCATTGTTTCCATCCTTTAGGAATAGGTTTACATTCTTTTTCTAATTTAGCTGTAATAGCTATCTTTAAATCTTTTTCGTATTTAGCTATAGGTATAACATCAGAACACATTTCTCCGACTCTTGAGCCAGGTTTTAACATGAATCCCTTCTGCTGTAACTCAGCACAATTCTTCACTCTAACTAACTCATAGTCAAGACGCATCTTCTCTTCCTGTCTAGCTGCCATACTACGACACCTATTTAAACCTTCACGGTCTAAAGGTATCATAAAGTTAATTTGACCTCCCCAGTTTTCAGCAACTGTATAGCTCTGTTGAGCCATTACGTCATCATAAGGAGTTGTATGATTCCCCATATAGAATGGAGAGAATGTCATTGTAGCTCCATTGCAGCTGATATTAGGACCGTAATGTTGTCTAGACGGTGCTCCATTATTCTGGAATTGCACCGCCTGATTAGTTACATTACCTGTCGCAGCTGCAACTGGATTAGAGACATTATTTTCTTCTGCTCTTACTGGAGCTATTGAGAGAAGACTGACAAGGATACCGTAGTAGAAGTAGTGTCGATTTCTCTTTCTATTTCTGTTACTGATAATACTTGACTGGCTGCTCTTGTTGTTATTTCTAAAGTGAAGGGATCTCCAACTGTATGTATTGTAAAGATTGAATCTGAATCTACTATTCCTCCAGATGTTGCTGATGTATGGGTTATATTTTCCCCAGACCATTTGTTTAATGCAGACCCATAGGTTGTCGTAGTTATTTCCTCTACGATCTCTTGAGTCGTTGTAGTTGTACTGTTCATCGAACCCTGGGTGAAATTGGGGGTTACTAATTCTGCTCTCGCTACCGTGGGTGATGCCAGTAAGAAGAGTAAAAACCATTTCTTCATTCTTCCTTTTTCTTAGCCATAGGACAGTTTACTGGACCTTTATTTTTATTGTTATTACCAGTGGTCAAGCCGAAGGTCGCAAGTGCTCCAGTAAATACGCTGGCAACGAACGTGATATCTGAGTTACCAGATTTCTTAACCATAGGTATTTCAACATAATTCATAGTTATGATAAATCCAGACCAAACAACTACGCCTAATCTGACGAATGTTCCGAGGATTTGGATTTGGTGTTCTTGGTCTTCGGCTGCATCTTTAAGCTTTCCGAGGAGTCCTTTTTTTTCTTCCTGTTTTCCTTCCATTTGTTAACTTTAGCTTGTAGTTGTTTTTGAACTTTCTTTTTAATTGGTTCAAATAAAGATTGAGTAACCGTAGTTGTAGCAACTGCCACTACTGCTGTAGTAACAGCTGTGACTACTACAGCTGTTTCAGGTATTGGCATCTTAATATCCAATACAGGAATCTTTAAAGTAGGTGCTACAGGTTCTTCTGTAGCCTCTTCCTCTACCCCTTCAGGAGCCTCTAGATCGCTTGGAGGTATAACCATAGGTTTATACGACGGTATCCTAGCTTTAGGAGGTCTAAAGTAAAGAGCATCAGGTATAGGTAGATCTGCCCTAGGTAAGTGTATATTAATACTTAGATTTACCTAGAGTTACAGCTGAATCATGTGTGGAGAAATCTTCACTTCCCCAGATACTTGTACCGTCTTCTTTCTTGTATGCTTTGATAATCTCAATGTGATCTACATTTCGTTTTAAAGTAGCTTTATCTTCATCAGTAATAGTTGATTGAGCAGCTATACTATTGATTACAGTAACGCTATCTTTTGATGCGTTATAGATTTGTGCTACTTCATCTGTTGTTCTGTCATCCATTAGTTTCTTGAACCACCTCCGTAGTGCTTTCTTCTTGTGCTAATTCATTAAGTATGTTTAAAGCACCATTGATTTCATTTAATCTTACTACTAATTGATTTCTTTCTTCAACTAGTTTGTTAGCTTTTTCTTGTAATTTTTCCATAATGTTAGGTGAATTTAATCTGCTGGATCAGCAGTATTACCTGCTGCTACCCATTCTAAGTACTCTTGATAGTCTACATTATCTGGATCAAATGGTACAACAGCACCATTCGGATATTTATCACATGGATTTAAAATTATATTTAGTATATCTTTACCTGCATCATCAGGGTTAGGAAAGTTTGCAGGGTATTTACCTGCTGATTTATATTGTGCCATAGTTAAAGCTCCGCACTGAATTTTAAAGCAGAATAAATTCTACCTGGCCCATCGTAATCACTCCAAGAATAGGCTACAAAGAACATATTATTTTGATGATTACTGCTATCAACTGATATATCACTACCTGTATGATCGTTGGTAGGAAGTGCCCTCATTGGTACAGGATGCCAAATTTCTATCCTTTTAACTGTTGTTCCAACTTGATATAGATAAACATTTTTATCATGTTCCCAATAATATCTCTGACACCTTCGTAATTCTTCAGCATACGATCTATGTTCAAAGTCAGTGGCATATTCTCCTACTTCAAGTTGAACGCCTGTAATTTCAAAGGTTGCATCATTAGTTGTGTACCAAGTAGTTGTGGTATCTTTTGTTCTTGAAGAGTCAGCCCAAGTAGCCCAAGCATCTAATGTTGGACTTGCTGTTGTACGATCAGTGCCGAAAAACGGACCAAAATTAATACCTAAACCTGCACCATTATCATTATCAAATTGAAGGTTTGAATTACCAGGTATTTTTTTAGTTATTTTTGTCCAAGTATTAGCCGATAAGGAACCTGTTTCAAATGGTAATCCTTGGTTAGTACCATCTTGTGATACTAAATAACCATGAAAGTTTTGAGCTACACTTGATTTTACCCACCATGAAAGCGTTATATAACTACTAGCTGATGTATAATCCCATCCAGAATTAGCTAAATCTTGTGCTTCGACCATGTAATAAATATCTACTTCATCACCTCCACCTGCACCACCTGTTTGGTTTCCGTTCGTTATATGTAAGGAATTTCTAAACCCTTTTGCCCATGGTCCAGTATCACTAGATGTTAAAGCATGTTGTGTGACGGTACAAGCTTCATCAGTACCACCGAAGTAAACTTTAAACCTATCACAAACAATACCTCCATTAGTAGTACTAGAAGTACCTCTTTGAGCAACATTCATTGCACCGTTAATTATCAAATTCCTAAAGCTTCTAGGATTTAAAATATCTACTGCAACAGCTTGTCCACTGGTTGCAGCATTGATTGTATTTACTTTTAATGTACTCATGGTTTAGGATTATCTGATTTTACTTTATCAATGGCTTCGACCCACTTGTTAGTACCATTCTTTTTGTCCCAA